ACTTTGCTGAAGCCAATGCTACTAGGTTTTTAAAAGATGGAATGCCAGATCTTAATAGTGCATTTAAAGAGTGGAGTTATGATGCTATGTTGCAAGAACTTGCACATCTAAAGAAATTAGATGAAAATCGAGAGCGCAATAAAGATGCGATAATTGAGACTTCAAAAGTTGGGGCTAAGGAAACAGTTGCTCCTAAGAAGTATAAATCTGTTAAAGATATTCAATTTGATGATGTTGCGCATTATTTTAAAAAATAAAATTAACCCAAGGAGGGTAATACAATGGCTTTAAGTAGCAATTTAACCGCCTTGACGCGTGAAAAGATGATGCCAACGCTCGTTGACAACATTTTTAAATCTTCTGTTTTAACAATGAAATTGTTAGCAAATGCAGATAAAGTGTCAGGCGGATCACAAGTAGTAATTCCTGTTGAGTATGCTAAAAATGTCTCAGCAAATAGTAAATGGTTAGCCCATAATGGTGGTAATGCTAATGGCACAGATGCTGCATTCCAAACAGATGCACAGACTGGTCAAAGCACCGCTGAAGTATTCAAAAGATCGACATGGGATTGGGCAACATTGGCAGAATCAATTGTAATACCAGGTGAAGAGCCTTTAATGAATAAAGGCGATGAAGGCGTTCTTAATGTATTAAAAGCACGCATGGCTAATGCTGAAAAATCAATGCGCGATAATATTACTAGCGCAATGTTTGATGCATCCCCTGATTCATATGCCATAGCATCATTGAATGGTATGGGTCAATATGATGGTTCTCAAACATCAACACTTGCAAAAGTATGGGATAATGATGCTAATAATTCATATATCAACGATTATTCTGATCTAACTGGTGCTGGTGTATATTATTTACCAGAAGGAGGTGTTGACAACACGATTATTGGTTTTGATAGAAAAGTTGGCAACATTGATACTGATGGTGATGCGGGTGATGTTAACCCATGGTGGAATGCATATGTTGACTCAGCAGTATGGACAATTGGTGAAGTTGCAGCATCAACAACTGCCTTAAATAATGATGGTTCTGATGACTATGCTAATATCTCATGGGACAAAGCAACTGCTACTTCAAATGGTGTAGCAAACATTATTACCGCATTTACAAAAATGTATGGAAAAACTACAATAAATAATGACTCTTGTGATCTTATTGTAACTACACAATGTATTTTTGATGCCTTTGCTAGCGCATTAGGTGCTCAAAAAAGATTTGATGGAGCAGAAGATATTGCTAATGCTGGATTTCAGGGTATCAGATTTAGAAACGCTACTGTGGTAGTAGATCACATGGTTCCCGCTGGCCAGGCTTATTTTCTTAATTCATCTTACTTAAAGTTTGTTACACATAAAGATTGTGACTTCAAACTTGAGGACTTCAGACCTATGGAAATCAATTATGGATTACAAGCAAGGATCTTCCATATGACTTCTTTAGTATGTAGTGCACCTAGAATGCAAGGACTGTTAGTAGGTTTACCAATATCGTACTAATACGTAAAGTACTTAAAGTACTACTTTAATTAATAATAACGTAATGTGGGGGTCTATTTAAGGCCCCCATATTGAAGGAAAAACATGACTGGAAGCAATTTAGTAACATTATTGGGAGATAGACTTGAGGACTCGACTCATGCTCGATTTACTAATGTTGAAAAAATAAATGCACTAAA